GAACTCGTGGCCGGGAGGTATGCGATGCTATCGGCGGGTTACTTCTGGCATAGCCGTAAACTCAACGCCCTTGCCGACAAAGGCTCCGATGTCGCAACGATTACCCGAATCACCAACAAGATAAACGGAGGCATCATTGGCCTGGATGACCGCATCGCCAAGTTCAACGAGTTCTACGACCTGCTCACCAAAGGCCAAACCGCTTAATTATATTTGAACCACAAAACGATTCATTATGCCACTCACTAAAGCCAAGGGTTATGGGAAAAAAGCCACTCAAAAAGCCGTCTCCCAAAATATCAAAGAACTCACCAAAGCCAACAAATCCAAGCCTAAAAGCAAGAAGCGAAGCAAAGGTCAGATTGCCGCTATTGCCTATTCTGCTGCACGCAAGTAATTTTGAATGCTAAGACAATGGAAGGGACTATCAAAGTAAGCTTTACCATCGGCCTTGACCTCTTAAAGAGCCTTGAGGAACTGTCCGAAGACACAGGCAAGAGCCTTGAGCAACTCGCTGTTGAAGCGTTGACCGATTATGTTGAACTCTATGAGGACACGGGTGCGGAGTCGCTTGGCGATCACCTGGAACCTTACGAGACCACCGAGGAGCTTGACGAGGATGGGCAGATAATTCGGGTATTCCCCGAAGACGATGGCTGTTAACGACAAGGGCCACATCCCCTACCGGGGCATCCTGTTCGTTGTCCTGCCCATCGCCATAGGGCTTGGCTTCCTCATTTACACGATGAAGGATTCTCCCCGGCAAATCATTGACAAGCAACAATGCATCATTGACTCCTTGGAGCATCGTGTGGCCCCTTTACAGACCCGTAGAGACACGATAAGGCAAGAGATTGTAAAGACCCAAATCAAATGGCGTGAGAGGCTCATAGAGGCTTATGAAGAGCCTGAGACGATATGGGTGGAGGCGTATGTCCCTTTGATGCTTGACTCCTGCCAGGAGGTCGGCAAATTGCTTGCAATGCAAGTGGGGATTGGGGATTCCCTCCTTAGAACCTATGACTCCCTGCTGATCGCATACAAAGCCAAGGACTCGGTTTGCGTCAAGGCCATTGCCACGAAGGACAGTTTGGCTTTGGCCTATAAGGAAAAGTGGGCGCAAGAAAGAAAAAACGGGCGCATTTACAGAGTAAGTGCAATAATCGGGAGTGCATTGCTTGGCTCTACTTTGTTTAAGAAATAATCCCTATATTTGTCACACCACTTTTAGGGTTGTGGTTTTCATTGGAATGCCCGTGAGTAGGCTTTAGGGTGCCGAAAGCGGGCTTTTTCCATTAATAGAATCGGTCGCAGGGAGTGAATGTGGCGAAGACCTGGACTTCCGGCCCACGCCGATTCTTGGACTTCTCTCGCTCCACTTTAAGCTTCATCCAATAGCCTCCCAAAGGCTTCGGGCCTCTTCCACGCTCAACGTGAAAGCCCATATACCCGTCTGCCCATTCTTCTTTGTACGTTGCCGTGCGCACTTGATGAACAGGCTTTTGAAGCAGCATTTTGGTTGACCGGTCATAGCGGTGAATTATATTTTGGTGGTAATAAAGTTCGTGAACGTGGCCCTGCCAGGTGCAATCATATCCTTCCACCATAGCGAGAATCCGCTGATCTGAAATTACTCCCTTGGTAACAATTCCTCCGCCTGCACTCCCATGATAATAATGTGTTACGAAATTGCTGGTGTGCAATGAGTCGTAATGCATCTTGAAATCAATAACGCCCCCATAGCCTCCTATCTCCACCTTGCTACCGCAGGAATGATTGAGGATAGCGACAAAGCGTTGCAGGATGTCGGTCTCTTGGTGATGAATGATGCTCGTTTCGTGGTTGCCATAGCCCACCAAAAGGATGATGTCGGCATACGGCTTGAACCACTCCACCGCCGTGTCCACAATAGAGTCCAAGTACCGTCCATTGTTGTGTTCGGGGCGAATGTCCTCCTTGCTCCGGCGTGGATCTCCACGCCCATTCATCAAACAAAAAAAGTCCCCATTTACGAGGACTTTCGCACCCCTGCGCTTGGCTTCTTCGAGGTGGTTGGTTAACAAGGCCCTGTCGCACTTGGGGTTGTCCCAATGCAGGTCGGAGAGCAGCAAGAATTCTTGGGTCCGTCCGCACTCGATGGCGTGGACGTTTTTGGAATGCTTGGTTACTTTCATCCGAGGTTTTTCAGTTTAGCATTCTCGGCTTGGAGTTCATGAACCAGTTGTTCCATGTCTTCCAATCGCTGACGCAAACTTACGACCTCGTTACGAAGTTGTGTTAATTCCTTGTTTTGTGACTCGCTGGTAGCCTGCCACATAGCGAGGACCGCTTGGGCTTGCCTGACTTGCAGGGAGTCCGATTCGACACGGCCCTTGGTGAACCAAGCGACCGCTCCACCGACGATTGCTGCAACGCTCCCGACGATGGTGGTTTCGATTAGGTTCACTTCTTGACCTTTACTTTATCGATTGTCATCCAACCAACTGAAAGCAAGGTGATTAATGCACCGATAATCTCTTGCAAAGTTTCGGTATCCAAGAGGCCCTTGGCGACAAGGGTTCCACCGATGAAGGTTAACAGGTGGCGGAGTAAAGCGATGACGGCTGATTTCATTATTGGGAGTTTAGGGGTTTCGGGGTTGCGTTTGCGGAATAATCTCATAGGGATTTGTGTTGTTCGTAGTCGGCTGCGTACTGCTCGTCCCATCCTGCGAAGGTGTGGATTCCGACGGGTTCGGGCCACGTTTGATACTTTGTCCAGTTCTTCGGTTCGTCGCCTTCCCATAGAATGTCAACGCACCAAGCCTTTGGATTTGCAGGGTTGATATGGCCGAGTTCAACAACGGTGCGAGGCTCGACCTCCGAGTCGTTAATGGTTCGGAAGTCAGCGTAAACTGCAAATTGGTATTTTCTGAAGGTAGCCATTAGATGGTCGTAAGGGCGGCGAGTTGAGCGTCCGTGAGCCTTGTTGTGTATAGGGCAGCAGCACGGATGTTGGCGTTTGCAGTTTCATTGTCCGACCCAGATGGCGCCCCATATAATCTAATTTCGGAAATAGTTGCATCAGGAACTCTAAGGTCGCCTACACTAACATTTGCGGGGGAGCCATTGACATATGCGGTTACACCGCTTACTTCCGTTCCACCTGCTGCGGTTCCGCCTGCATCGTATGCTATCGCTATTTTGTAATAAGTGCCAAAAGTAAGTCCGTTTACCAAATTTATACTCGTTGAACCTGAAATATTCCTGCTTATAAAACTTATAGCATTTGACGCAAGGCTTATGCCAAACCCTCTTGATGCGGTCTGTCTTAAATATACAATTCCTGCACGAGTTGTTTCTCGCCCCAAATATCTGAACTCCGCATAAATCGTCCCCTCGGTCTGCCCGATGCATCCGCTGACTGCGCCTGATAGGCTTATGACTTCTGCGTTGCGTGTTGCTGCTGCGGTGGTTGTGGGGATGTAGGAGGTTGCTACGGAGCCTGTTTCGAGTTGTGCGCCCCAAGCACTAACGCTACCACTTACAACCGATAAAGGTATGCCTCCCGATATTTGTGTTCCAATTCTAAATCCAACCCTCGGGTTTGTTGCAGGCGTATAACCCATTAACAGCGTCATTCTGCATCGATACCATCCGTTTCCGTAGTTTTCCATTCCAACGCTTTGGAGCGTAAAGCCAGCCCCTACCGAACCGCTCGCACCAAGTGTTCCTTCGTTTAAGTTAAAAGCCTGACAAACACCGCTTCCGTATGTCGTCGCATTCTCCTGAAACACATTCATTGTAAATCCACTCGACAATGCACCAAACTTGCCAAATAATGAGTAAGTGTAGGTTGTTCCACTCGTCAATGTAATCGTCTGCCTTATCCTATCGGTATTTGAATCTGCAATAAATGTTGTTGCATTAGGGGTTCCATCAGGCGATGTTATGCCAGTAACAGTTGCAGAGGCAGCAACAGACCAAGTAGCTGAAAAGTCCTGACTCCTCAAAGCCAAGTTCTGCGCACTTGGCTCAACCAGTAAAGCAGGGCAGCCACCGCCAAGAGGATAGTCCAACCTCGGAATCCCCGAAGCCACAAGCTCAATGAATCCGCTTGCGTTGACCCTTGTTGCCGTAGTTGCACGGGTAACGTTGAAGTCGCCCGATGCACCAAGAACCACACCGCCCGAAGTCGTTGCCAAGGGTGTGTATAGTTTGCCCGTCTTAAATCGAGCAGGGACTAAAATCAGCGAAGGTGTCGGCATTCTTAGAAGTTGTAAATCGTAGCAAAGCGACCGAACAGGCAACCGCTGACCGCAGCCTCTGCCGTGGTTGCTCCATCCGCATCAGCACGGGTGTTGAAGGCAGCCCATGCCGCAGCCGATAAGCCACCGCCTTGCAGGGTGCTTAATGGATAGCCGTAGCCGTAGCCTAAAAACATGTTACAGGAAGGTGTAACCGATTACGCTACCGACGCTTGGAGTGACCGCCGTAATCTTGCCGCCGTTGCGGCCCGATATGACGATACCAGCGGACACGGACTTGCCGCTCATAGCGTAAGCGGTCAGCAACTCCTCCCCTCCCGAACCCGTTAGGGTCGTAAAGGTTGCGGCGGTATTCACCACGATAAAGTCAAAGTTTTGGCCCGATACCGCAGCGTCCACGAATCGCATGGAACCGCCCTGTCCGAGCATTTGTTGTAAAATAGGTGTAGGCATTTTATTGGGGTTGCTTGTATTGGTAAATGTAGGTTAGGTCGGAATTTCACAAATGTTGTGGCCGTATGGCAGTTGGAACGACATCGTAGCCACCCATCCCGCGGTGCGGTCGTCACGGCTCTCTACAAACCTCGTAAGCGACACGGAGGTACTTAGGGTCCACTCTTGCGTCGGGTCGTTTGTAAGGCTTGAAATCAAGTCCTGAGCGATTTGCAGTTGGTCGCTCAAAACCTCGTCTTCGTTGTCTTGCCAACCCAGCGTTGGACTTCCCGAAACCACTCCGCCCATCGTGGCAATGGATTCCACTCGGTCGCTAAAATAGACACCCACAGTAAGAGCCAAACTGCCCAAGTCCGTACTCGCTGACTGCACATCCGCAAATACCAAAGGATAGACGATTCGCTCACGGCTTGGGGTTCGTAAGTTTATCGTGTTGTCCGTTCCGATTGCAAGAGGGTCGCCCGTTCCGAACGAGTTCACCTGCGGATGAGCATTTGCAAGCGCAAGGAGTGCTTGCTTGATTTTTATCCAAGACATATTTTTGGAGTTTCAGAATGTTTTTTGCGTGTGCGCCCATTGATTTCAGCAGTTGTTGCAGTAAGGGTCGTAACCGTATGGCCATGGTCTATCAAGCCCAGCACCACGGCGGAGGGTTCTTGCGTCCAATGCCATCCCCGTGTTGTAGTTCGTTCCGTTCGGGTAGATGGTGTCCAACGCCGATGGCGGGGAGTTAAAGAGCGGATAGTCGGTGCGGTTCTCCATCAAGTAGCGAGTGATTCGCTCGGAGTACCACTCCGCATCATTCTTGACTTTGTCGGTGAGGCGGGTAATCTCGTCCATGCTCATTTGGGAACTTTCCTCGCTGGTACGGCGGACCATTCCTTTGTTCATGTATTTGAAGGCAAGCACCATCGGCAACTCGTAGTACAACCATTGCACCATGGCGGGTTGGATGTAGTCCTCCAACAGGGTGGTGTTCAGGGCCGTGGTCGTACCGCTTACCACCTGCGTCACCATTTCGCTATACAAGGCAGACCCAACAATCGGCTGAATCCGCATTTCCTGCACCTTCACGATGGTGGGCCGTATCTGCGTAAAGGATACATTCTCGTTTATGACCGAGTTGTCCAGCAGGGTTTGTTCGCTGATAAAGAGTGCCTTCATGCTTTTGAAATTTTGTTGCCCTTACGAATGACCAACTGCTGCTCCCATACATGGCGGCATTGGGGACGGTTCACTCCGCTGGCCGTGTGATACCAACCACCACGGCGATTCCAAACGGAGTAGCCCATGATGTTGGAGATGCCGTTGATATCGTCCCTTGTGTAAACCTTGCCTTGGTCAGCGAGGTCCAGCATAACCTTGCAGAACTCACGGCTGGTCTTCTTGTCCTTGTTGCTGAAACCTGCGGCCCAAGAATACTTGTACCTCACTTCAAGCACGGGTTCATCCGTTGGCTTGGCTCCTTCCTTGGCGATTTGGTCCACGGCCCTTGCGATAGGGTAACGGTCCTTGGTGATTAGATAAGCGACCCGCTTTGCGACCTTTGCTTTGCTGACCCCGAACTCCTTGGCCATTTCTTCCACGGAGGCATCCCGATTCTTCTTGCGGTACTTTTCGATTTTCTCGTCAAGTTCTTTCTCTTCCTCCCCAAGTTCAGCGAAGGCTTGACGCACTTGGTCGTCTAAGTCGGCATCAAACCGCATTGGCTTGGAGTGCATGACAACATAGTCGTCGCTGCTGCTCCCAAACTTGCTTGCGACCACCTCCAAGACCTTGAACTCTTCCTCCCCCCATCCGTAATCCTCGGTATCTTCTTCGCCCCACATAGGCTCGGAAAACGCCTGCTCCTGCACTCCGAGCAGGGTGTTCACTTCTTCGGGGGTTAGACCGAAACCAGCGGATAGCATCGTGCGGGCCATCTCCAAGGTAATCTTTTCCTGCGCATAGTGACGGACGATTCGCATAAGGTTTTGGTACTCACGGCCCGACAACTTCTTGATGTTGTCGTTGCCCATCATGGCGGGGGTTTGCGGTTGCTCGTCGGGTTGGGCGTTCGGTCCGACGACATCCGAAGGCGTGCCAGCGGGGGTCACCAGTCCTTGACCCTCTGCCTTCGCAGGAAGTGATACAAGCGCACGGATTTCGTTGGGTGACATTGACTCCAGCACCTTGTTTGCAACCAGCGGAGAGAGGCTATTAATGGCCGTGATGACATCCTGCACGCTGCTTTCGGTCTTAATCTCAATAGCAGGCAATCCCGCTTTCTCCCGCAGTTCGGTGGGTGTCATTGCTTGAATCATTGCGGTTTCGCTTAACTGCTCGGTAATCGGTTCCACAGGAATCAGTTCCATCCCCTCCACCCCGTTGAACGAACCCAAATAGTTTATCATCCGCTCCACCTTTCTCACTCGGTCGTTCACATAGGTAGCCTTGAATAGTTCGTACGCCTCCACTAGTTCTTGCCTGCCTCCTAGTTGGCCTTCGGTCTTCACGCCAAATAGCATCGGGTTCACGACCCTGTGCGAGATAAATATTTCGGACTGAATGGCCTTGTTCAAAATCTCAAACTGCTTGTCCATATCGGACGGGGTGAGCGGTTCCAAGGTCGGGGCTTTTGACACATCGTCGTTGAAGGTCACAACAAAGCGACCAGCGTTGTCGGTCCCGCTGAACTTGCGCTTGATTTGACGCTCAATGTCGCCTTGCTCTTCGGGTGTCGGGATGCCGTTGTTGAAGTTGATTAAATACCCACCCCAAAAGTTATTCCGCAGGTTGTTGTTGTGGAAGTTCGCAACCTGCACATCGGCTTCAATCCACGCCAATCCCCCCATGTATTCGGGGAGGGGATAGGACTTAACGCCTGCGGCATAGACCCGATAGTAGAACAACTGCTTACCGATGCGGTTGTCTGCATCAAAGGCGGGGATTTTCTCTACATCCCCGATTTTGGGGTATAGTTGGACCATTGCATCGTCGTACCAATCGGCCACTTGGAACATCCGCTCGTCCTTGTCAACACGAATCTTTTCAAAGGGGATATGCTCCATCTTGGCGATGGTTCCCATCTTGTTCCAAGTAACCGCAACCGCAAACCCGTTGAATAGTTCCAAGTCAAGGACGAGTTTCTCGGTGATGTCGTTGAGGTCGTCATGTTCGCTCAACCCGTCAAAAAACTTGGCATACCTTGCCTGCTGCTCAACCGTCATCTTTTCCCCTGGTTGCCATCCACCGCCCACGATGTAGTTCACCTTGCCATTCACGATGGCGTTGTGTTTGCTGCTCCTTCGGTAGTTGTCCAGCAGATAGTAGGGGTACTCGTTGAACGCCCCGTAGGTGATATACTTGCCCGCCTTGTTTTCAAGCATCACGGGGACTTTGTGTTCAATACCCAACCATTGGGTAAATGATTGCTTTATGCTCATAGCGTGTGGACGGTGAAGTTGAGAGCCGAAATTATGATGTTTGCGCCACTATTTACGGCGTTGACTAAGATGGTGAACTCATCATTGACCGCACCTTGCAGAACTGCTTCAATCGTAACCGAATGACCGTCATTGTGAGCCGTCGTAATGTCAGTCATTGACTGGTTTATGGCGTTGCCGTTCTTGGCAATGTAAATCTTGATTTGGTTGCCGTTCCCCTGCGAGAATACCATGCTTGCCGATACCCGCAAAGCAGCACTCGTCGTGCCTGTGTAGGTGATGGAACTGGTCGTCCGTGAAAAATTGTAAGCAGTCAGCAGACCCGACTTCATTGCAGAGGTCAGTTTTACCGCACTCCCTTGGGTTGGGGTGAAGTTGGTGTCCGTGTCAAGGTACAGGTTCGCCACGCCACGCTCTCGGTCCAAGGTGGCGGTATCTGCGAGGTCGTCAAAGAGTCCACCCACACGGACGGCGGTATTGGCTGCGGCGGTTGTTTCATTGGTGATGGTCAGGGCCGAAGCCTGTAACTGACTGCGTGTTTGTACGCTCATTGGAAGGTTTGGTCAAAGGTGGAATCAAAGATGCTGACGGAACTTGCGCCGTAGACATTGTAATGGATTGTATTAGCGAAGGTGTTAAATGTGAGGCTGATTACCTGTACATACGCCAAGCCCGTTTCAACCACCGCAACGGCTGCTGCAACCGTGCTACTGGTATCGTAAACTTCATAACGATACGAGCCTGTTTCAACCGCCCCCAAGGTAAGCGAAAATTTGTCATAGCGTTCGGTGTAGGAAGAAAGGTTGGCCGTCTTGAGGATTGTGAAGTCGGTGGTCAGGTTCTTGGCGATGTTCGTGAGCCGCAGGATGTAACGGTCCCCCGAAGAGGCCCGTTGCGTCCAAGTGACGACGATGGTGTTGGTGGTGTTGGGAGAAAGATAAATCATCCTATCCCTAAATGTAGGATGCGCCCGAATTTCACAATTTGCGCCCGATGCTTCGGTAGAGTTCGGCCCTCCGATCGGCGGTCTTGCTGATGTCAAACCGCTCCCTCACATCCTTGGACAACTGCACGGCAAGGGCTTTGGCGTAGTCGGGTTCGTTCACGAACTTCCTTACCGCCTTGTACCAAGCGTCTTTCTTGCCGTAGGGTATCAGCATCCCGTTGTGGCCGTGGACGATGATGTCCGTGTAGGGGATGGTTTCGCTTGCAATTATCGCCTTGCCCATCCATCCCGCTTCCACGACCTTCAACTCCGATTTGAGGCGGTTGAACTTGGTATCACGGAGGGGTGCAATGGTGGCGTTGATGAAGTTGTACCCGCCGACATAGGAGTAGATGTCCGCCGCTTGGATGCGTCCGTATTTCTTGTTTAACCCCCTGCATGATAGCATCTTTTCGTAATCGGCGTAAACAGGGTTCTCGTTCCACCCGCCAAGGTAGATTTTGTATCGGCCGTCAAGGGATTTGTCATGAGCCAGCAGGGAAAACGAATGTTCCACCAAGGCGATGTCCTCTTGGTGCTGCGCCCCTCCGAACCAGCCGATTTTAAAGAGATGCGGTTCGGGTTCTGCGTTCGTGTCGGGGAGGTACTGCTGATAGGCTTCGTAGGGTTCGTTCGGCAGGATGGTGACGGCTTTGTTGAGCAGGCGAATCTTCTGCGCCAAGTGTTCGGTGGTCGTGGTCACATGGTCCGCAAGTCGGATGTGTTCACGGATTTGCTCGTCAAGTTTGGTGTCCAGGTAATGGCGGTACATGATATGTCCGCTCTCCAGCACCCAATAGTCGTCAAGGTCCAATATCACCTTCGCACCAAAGGCCGTGAGAGCCTTGTAAACGCCACGAATTTGGTCCAGCGTACCTTGACACCACAAACGATTGAATAGCCACACATCAACGGTCTTTAGGTCCTCATCCTTGACATTGGCGATGTTGTCCACGCAGACATAGTCAAACTCCGTGAAGTTGTCGCCGAGGTAGGCGTTCGGCATCTCCAGTCGGTAGAAGGAACACCCCGTCGGGTGGGCGTTGTAAACGATGCAAATTCTCATACACAAAGGTACAAAAAAAAAGGGCCACCCCGTGAGAGATGGCCCTAACCACTAAACCATGCCGGAGTATGAGAACCCGC